TACTAAAAATGGAACAAAATTGATATATCAAACGTTATCTGTTACTGAGTAATAGATAGTAATAGATATATAATCCAGAGTAAAGATAATAAATTATAAACTATCTACTCTTACTCTAGATCACTTAACTTAATACTATTATGGATGATATAGATTATAACTATTGCAATGATGAAGAGCTTGATATAGATCCTTGTGATGGAGAGTTTAATTATGATTAGATTAGAAATGGGAGAACCAGAAGCTAAAGAAGCTATATTAAAAGGCTTAGTAACAATCAACGATATTGAATACATAGTACACCCTCAACCTAACGGTAGTTGTGATGGATGTGTCTTTGAAGATAAAGAACATTGTCCAAAGATAGCTTTAGATATATGCTGCACCGGTGGTAATATACTAAAATACAAATTATAATATTTTTGGAACATTTTCAAGAGTTATTACGTTATAGTAACCAATTAAATTAAGTTATTCATGAATACAAAAGATAAAGAATTATTAAATACAGTACTGTCTAAGTTGGAATTTCAGTTTATTAAAGATATTTTGGTAAAACCATTACCAGAAGAATACATTGAAAAAGAAATAACAAAGCCTATCAATACTGGGGAAACAGATGAAAATGGCTATCAGATTACAGATAGTGAAACAGTTACAGAGAAAGTACCTACAACCTTTAAGAAAGGTGTAGTGTTAGCAATTCCAGCTAACTATCAATGGACAGATCCTGACAATCATCCTGAAGTAGGTGATATTATAGCTTACTCTAGAAAATCTACAATTGATTTTGATCTATTTAAAGATTCTCAGTTAGTAAATCCATATAATGTAGTAGCTTTTATTAAAAAATAAACTAGACTAAAGCGTTAGTCTTTTAATTAAATCGTGGTTGTATGTGGTGTCACTAGGGGTTAGGTTTTTACTTAACCCCTTTTTATTTGTAAAAAGTTGCAACAAAAACACAACTATTACGTTATAGAGTCATGATACAACAAATGATACAAAACATGTTAGGAGATTATAGTAAGCTTATAACTCTCCTTCCAAATGGACAAATCAGATTGAATATAATTAAAAACATTAATGATATTAATAGTGAAGTAATTGATTCTATCGATTTATCCATGCAAGATGCACTAAGTTTATATAATATCTTTCAGCAACCTAAACAATATACTAGTAACGGTACTACGATTAAAGAAGGTGATACTGAATTTGATATTAATAAGTGGATACAACTTGCAATTAACGAATTTAAAAATAAGTAATATGATTACAGAGTATAAAGTTATTAAACCTTTTGGGTGTGCAGAAGTAGATGATGTATTTTCTTATAATAAAGAAAATGAAAATTTCATCATGAGTTCAGAGAAAACTACAGACAACACTTATTCGGCAAAGAGTATGGTTATTTCTGCAAAAGTGATCGATAACTATACAAAAGCAGGTCTTTTATCTCCTACTAAGGAAGATAAAATTGATAACAATTATGATAAAGTAAAAAAGCTTTATACAGAAATTAAGAGATTACAGAATAAATATAATCAACGTAATAAAGTAGTTGAAGAAAAATATGAAGCAGGTAAAATGCCTACATGTCAAAAAGTAGAACATGATACTGTTTACTTTAATCTGATGAAAGTTCTAAATAAATTTGAATCTATTATAAATGAATAAGCTTGTTAAACAAGTCAACAAGGATGAACTTATAACAGAATTCTTACATACACTTAATGGCATACTCAGGTTAACCGATAGAGAATTAGAGTTAATGGCTACATTGATTAGAATGGATATTGAATATGAAAAAGAACCAAACACAAATAAAAATGTAGCTAATAGACACAATAGAAAATGGATTATTGAGAATCTAGGTATTACTAAAGATAACCTGAGCAGATACATTAAGTCTTTCAAAGATAAAGGGATATTAAAAGCTGGTCCTGCAGAAGATGAATTGTGTGTGAATAAAGCTTTAATACCCATTATTATTGGTGATAGAGTCCAGTTGACTATTATATTGAAAATAAAATATGGAAACTCTGAAAATTAAACCTGGTAGCTTCTTACTTTGGAAAGAACATTCAAGAATAACTAAACTATTTAATAAGTTCTTTCATAAAGAATTACCATATAATAATTTTTCTTTCTTTCTAAGAGAAATAGAATTATGTTTTCCTATTACTAAAGGTAACAATAATTATGATAAATTAATAATCTTAGAACCAAAAGAAGACTATACAAAAGAAGAAATTAATTTATTAAATTCTTTAGTTATTTTTGATGCTAATGATTATTTTGATACAGTAAAAATATTTGCTAATACGCTTAGACCTAATTCTATAGATTCAAGTAGTAATCCAAATGATTTACTTTGGAATGAAAACTATAAAATAGCATATGATTTCTCAAAAAAGAATTAGCATATATACCCAATTAGCTAACAAATATAACATACCTTATCAAGTAGTAGAAGTAATATGTAATCATCCGTTTAAATTTGCAAATGAAAAGATAAGTAATACCGATGATATCAAACCAATAATGTTTAGTTATCTTTTTAAGATAAAACCTAAAAAGAAATATGGCAAAGAAATTGAACAAACCTCGTAATATTCTACTATTTCAGAATTTGTATCCAATAAATCTTTATATATCAGATATAGATAATTGGGATGAAATAACTCAATTCTTTGACTTTTTCTTAACTACTAAACATCTTCAAAATGAAGATAAATGTGAAACACCAGATAAACCAAATAACGCATTAGGGGTTACTTATTTGGTAGCAGAAAAGAAAAGTGGAAGCATGGGCATACTAATAGTATTAAAATCTAAAGTAGAATGTTCCACATTAGCTCATGAATCAATACATTATGCAGATGCAGTTTATGATTTTCTTAGAATGAATACTGAAGGTTATGATGAGGGAAATGAACAATATGCGTATTTAGTTACTTGGTGTGTGGATCAATTAGAAGAATATTTACGATGGAAGGAAAGAAAAACGACAGAAAAGATGATAAAACAAGATGGGAATTAATACCATTAGATTGTCTTGAAGACATAGCTAGAGTATATACAGAAGGAGCTAAGAAGTATGGTGATAATAATTGGCAGAATCTTGATAATGGTTACGAACGTTATAAAGGAGCTTTATTAAGACACTTATATGCCTCTGAACATGATGAGTTTGATGAGGAAACAGGATGTAGACATCTGGCACAAGTAGCCTGGAATGCTATAGCTTTACTGTGGTTAAGTAAAAATAAAGACAATGATTGTTTCTCTAAAGAGATTTCAGATGCAATAGCTAAGGAAATAGGAATAACACAATCAGTTAATGATTTCTCTACAAAAGATATTTCCTTAAAAGAAGGAGAAAATAAAAAAATTGCTGATAGTTTTGAAAAAACTTCAGTAATGGAAAATACTTCATTGTATGCTAAATATGGTTCGTTATCAATTCGTAGAGCTAATAAAGATAAGAATCTATTTTATCTGGTTGATTCTTCTTATCATACTTTATTTGATGATGGTAGTGACAACGGTTATGATAACTACGGAATTGAAACAATAGGTAGACAGCAAGCCGATCTACTTAAGAGTCTTTGGAAAGAATTTGAAGAAAGAGAAAAAATGGAATATGGAAGAAAAATTAGATAAGATATTATTTAACCAATCCATAATACTAAATTTACTATTACAGATTCAATCTAAAGTTAATGAAAGTCAATTTGCTGAAGACTATGTTGCAAATTTAGCAGCACAGATGACCGAAATAATATTAGGAAATAATATAGTAAGAAAATAACATGGAAGTAAAGTTTAAGAAATTAACACAAGATGCAGTATTACCTACTTATGCTAACCCGAATGATGCAGGATTAGATCTAACCGCTACTAGGTTTACTCAGGAATTTGATAAGAGTGGTAAAATGGTATTAGTATATCATACTGACTTAGCAGTTGAGATTCCTGAAGGATATGTAGGTCTCATCTTTATGAGATCATCTGTATCTCAGAGATCCTTATCGTTGTGTAATTGTGTAGGTGTAGTAGATTGTGATTACAAAAATGAAATTATGTGTAAGTTTAAACTTACTACAGATGCATTACCTACTATCTATCAACCGGGTGAAAAGATTGCACAGTTAATCATTATGCCTTATCCGAAAATCGAACCAGTAGAAACAGAAGAATTAACTGGCGAAGATAGAGGTGGTGGTTTTGGTTCATCAGATAATACAGCAGAAAATGAGACACAAGAATCAGGACGAGATAGCGGAACAACTGAAGGAGATAATAAATAACTACAGTCGTAATCCGGAGTACGTAAATGCGTTTTACACTAAACAAGAAGCAATTGATGCTTTAAATAGACATTATAAATTAAGATACTTAAAATTTGATTAATATGATTTACAGTTTAAGATACAACCGTTTGTTGAGCACTACAGATGGCTCTATTGAAAATATTCAGGATTCTTTTGATAAATACGATATAATAGACTATTATTATATTTTACCTGAAGCCGGAGAATTATATTACGAGGGTCAAAAATATGAAATCACCGAACCTAGTATATTGTTCAAAATGTATACTACAGAAAAAGATAAAGCTTCTGAAATTATAATTGTACCTTGTGCCTCTGCTATTAATAAATTAGTAGAATTAAAAGAAAAGAGAGACAATTATCTAAAAGTACGTGATTGTGGAAAGTGTGAAAAAGTTTATTGTGATTGTTGTCCGAACTAATGAAACTATTTGATATTTTAGCAGGTAAAGTAGTTATACACAATGATGCCCTAGGTATCCCAGCCTTTAAAAAAGTATGGGATGCCGATAAGGCAGATAAAGAAATGGCTACTAAATATATCTCATATATAGTTCTTAAAAATAAATATGATAGTCCCTATGTCCAGAGTATGGACAGTGATAAGATAGAACCAAGATTGAAGCAAGAACTATTTGGAGATAAAAATATAAAACTTCCTAAAGAAGTAATTGAAGCTGAACAAGCTTATATAGCATTTGCAAACACCTTAACACTACAACTACTGCAAAATGCTAGAAAGAAATTAGAGAGTATATCTAGATACTATAGTGAATCCTTAGCTGATGAACTTGACGAAAAGAAGGTAAAAGATATATTAGCAGGTATGGGTTCATTAGGTAATACTATAAAATCTCTAGATTTACTCGAGTCTTCTGTAAGAGCAGAAGAATTGTCAAATTCAAAAGTAAGAGGTGGTGGAGAATTGAATCCGTTCGAATTACCGAAGTAGTTGTAACAATATAAACACAATTTAAAACATTAAAAACCAAGCAGCGTTGCTGCATAAAATTATAAAGATATGGCTAAGACTAAGACATCTGGCAAAACTGCCAAGGCTAACGGTACTATTACTCTGGATTTTACAGAAGCATATAAAAGACATCAGGAATATTTAGATACACCTTGTAAGGGTAGTATGCCAATTCCAGAAAAAGCACCTGTTAAAATTTCAACCTGGCAAAAGATCAAAAATTGGTTTAAGAGAAAATAACATGGTTGATTTCAGTAAGAAGATAATAAATTCAAATAAATTTAGACAGCCGGCCATCCAGTTTATGGAGACCGGCTCTTACTGTTTATACCCTAAAGGAACTTCAGAATACTTCTCGTTTTGGGAAACTGAAGCGGATAGATGTATTGATGGATTTACTGCGGATGATGGCGATTACATTACAGGTTATAATTATTTCTATCTTAATTACTGTCCCATTCAGAGAATTGTATACGAACTAAATAAAAATGGAGAAACGGTTAAAATTAGGAAAGCCGCATTCCCAGATTTCTATGATTATGACTATTATTTCTTTCAAGCAGTACAAGAAGCCGAAAAACAAGGTAAACATTTAGCACTCACAAAGAGTCGTAGAAAGGGCTATAGCTACAAGACATCGTCAATGATGTGTCGTAATTTCTTTCTAATACCTAATTCTAAGTCGTATGTGTATGCATCCAACAAACAGTATCTTACTGAGGATGGTAACCTTACTAAAGCTTGGGATTACATGGACTTTATAGATAGAAATACTGCATGGGGTAAGAAGAGACAAGTAGCTAATACCGCTATGCGTAAAAGAGCTTCTATGCTTGTTACAGACGAGTATGGTAATAAAGTAGAAGTAGGTTATAAATCCGAAATAATGGGTGTATCTGTAAAAGATAACCCTAATAGTGTTCGTGGTAAAGCAGCTAAATTAATTATATGGGAAGAAGGTGGTTCTTTCAAAGAATTAAAAGCAGCATGGGAAATTGCTAGACCATCAGTAGAACAGGATGGTGTAGCATTTGGATTAATGCTTTTATTCGGCACGGGCGGTGATGAAGGTGATAATGTAGCAGGTTTGAGGGAAGCCTTTTATGATCCTGAAGCTTATAATTGTTTGGCTTTTGATAATATATGGGATGATGGAACCGCAGATAAAAAGTGTGGTTTCTTTGTACCACAGCATACTAATCTTGATGTACGAGATGAAAATGGTAAGCGTATTTATATGGACAATGATGGAAATACTTACCATGAGAAGGCTAAAGAATATATCTTAAACCTAAGAGAAAAAGAGTTAAAAAATGCTAAAGACTCTCAACAGATAGACAGATATGTTGCCGAACATGCAGAAACGCCTATGGAGGCATTTACCGAACTATCCGGTAATATATTCCCAAAGAAAGAATTACAAAAGCAATTAGCTAAGATAAGAACTAATAAGAAGCTAGCCAATGCAAAACAAGTAGGTTTCTTTACTCAGGGTAAAGATGGTGAAATTGCTTGGAATATATCTAAAGTACCTAATGATATTACTAAATATCCTTTACCTAAGATGGCAGATCCTACAGGCTCTGTAGTAATATGGGAGCATCCGGTAATTAATGCTCCATATGGTTTGTATATAGCTTCATTAGATAGTTATGATCAGGATCAATCAGGTACTAATTCTTTAGGGAGTTGCTTTATATATAAGCGTTTTCAAGACTTTGAATCATATCAGGATATAATAGTAGCAGAGTATACAGGTAGACCTAAAACTGCAGAAGAATTCTATGAAAACGTTAGAAAATTATTATTATATTATAATGCCAAAGTAATGGTAGAAAACCAGAACCCTGGTATATTTGCGTATTTTAATAATAAACATTGTAGTTATTTATTAGCAGATCAACCTGACATACTCAAAGACATCACCAACAATACTAAAGTAAATAGGGGTAAAGGTGCTCATATGACAAAAGAAATTAAAGCTTGGTGTTTGGTAAGGATTAAAGAATGGTTGGAAGAAGATCGCGGTAATGGTACTTTAGGTTTAAATACCATTTTATCAGAACCATTACTAGAAGAATTAATCATGTATAATGATAAAGGCAATTTTGACCGCGTGATGAGTATGTGTCAATTAATGATTTTTAAAGAGCAACTATATAATTACCAAGTAAAAGAACATAAAGAAACAGAAAAGAAAATAAGGTTATTTGATAAACCTTTATTTAAAAATTATGATAATACTTATGAGCCACAGATAAATAACAGTTTTAGTACAACCACTTATATGTTTACTAACTAATATGGAAAGAAATATATCAAACATGCCTGTACAAAAGCTACCTATGTCTAAAAAGACAGAGGAATGGCGTAGAGATTGTGTAGACTATTTTATAGGTATATCTGGTTTTTCTTCTGCTAACTCAATTCCAGATGAAGAGGAATTACAGAGTTATTATGATTTATATAATAGTATATATAATGAAAAAGATCTTAAGTATGTTACAAATCCTTTTAACCAAGATGATGGTTTTCCAGCAATGGCTCAGGACTATAATATAATTAGACCTAAAATAGATTTACTATTAGGAGAAGAAACAAAGAGACCTTTTAACTACAATGTGTGTAGAACCAGTGATGCTGCTGCTGGAGATATTCAAGAGAAAGCTAAACAAATGTTACTGGAATATGCACAAGCAGCAATGATGGCTCAATTAGGTCCGGAAGAACAACAAAGATTTCAACAAGCTTTACAAACAGGCGAAATACAGACACCAGAAAAAATACAAGAATATCTCACTAAAAGTTATAAAGATGTCGCAGAAATAACTGCATACAATTCTTTGAACTTCTTATGGAAAAAATTAAATTTACCACATGAATTTGAAAAAGGATTTAAAGATGCTTTATGTGGTGGGTTAGAATTCTATTATGTAGGTATTAGAAATGGTGACCCATTTGCAGAGAGAGTTAATACTATGGACTTTAAATATCCTGCAGAAGAAGGTATTGAATTTGTAGATGAAGCATCTTGGTGTGTAAGGAGAATACGTACATCAGTAGCTAGTTTATATGATGATTATTATGATAAACTAGATGAAAAACAGTTAAATCATTTATTAGAATTAGTAGGTCAGAAACCTACTTCTGGCTATGGTCCTGACAAAAGTCCTGTTGATGATTATAATCATATTACTTTAAATAGATATAATTCAATTAATGGATATCTAGAAGACAGAGTATTAGATGATGTTATATTATATCATGTATGCTGGAAATCATTTAAGAAAATAGGTTTTGTAACTATTTTAAATCCTGAGACAGAAACTGTTGAAGAATTTGAAGTAGATGAAACTTATAAAGAAACAGGTAATGAAATAGATATTGAATGGAAATGGATTACTGAAACTTGGGAAGGCTATAGAACCGCAGATGAAGGTGATGAAGATGCACTTTACTTTGGAATGCAACCTGTAGAATACCAGTTTGAAAATAGTTCTACATTAAATTCTGGCAAATTACCTTATACTGGAGTGGCTTACAGTAACACCAATAGTAAAGCTAAGTCTCTAGTAGCTATTATGAAACCATTACAGTATATGTATATTATTTTATGGTATCGTTTAGAATTAGCTATAGCAAGAGATAAAGGTAAACTTCCAGTTATTGACGTGACTCAAATACCAAAAAGTATGGGTATTGATGTTGATAAATGGATGCATTACATGAATGCACTGGGTGTAGTATTTGTTAATCCTTACGAAGAAGGATGGAACATTCCTGGTAGAGAAGGTGGTAAACCATCACCATACAATCTATGGGCTTCTATTGATGCTAGTATGGCTAATACTATTAATACTTATATCGGATTACTAGATAAGATAGAACAAATGGTATCAGAATTATCTGGTGTATCTCCTCAGAGACAAGGAGCTATTTCTAGTAATGAATTAGTTGGTAATGTTGAAAGATCTGTAGTTCAATCTGCACATATTACTGAACCTTGGTTCTGGTTGCACAACCAGGTAAAGAAAAGAGTTTTATCAATGTTATTAGATACATCTAAGTATGCTTGGAAAGATACTAAAAAGTATTTACATTATATGCAAGATGACGTTACAAGAGTATTCTTGCAAATAGATGATAACTTTTGTTACGAAGATTTCGATATATTTGTATCTGATAGTACTAAGGATAATCAAGCAATCGAACAATTACATAGTTTGATTCAACCCGCAATGCAGAATGGTGCATCATTGTTAGATATTGCTGAGATCATTACTTTGGATAACTTAAGTATGATTAAATCTAAGCTTAGAGATATCGAAAATAATAGAATGCAACAGCAACAGGCTTTACAAGAGCAAGAAGCACAACAGCAACAGCAACTTGTTCAGATGCAGAATGAAGTTAAAGAACAAGAACTTATGCTTAAAGAAGCTGAAATGGATCTTGAAAAATATAAGATTGATCAGGATAATGCTACTAAGATTACTGTTGCTCAATTGAATGCTTATCGTGGTTCTGAGAATATGGATCAGGATATGTCAGGTGTACCTGATCCTATTGAAATAGGTAAACAAGAAATCGAAAGACAAAAAGCTGTATCTGATGCAATGACTAAACAAATGGATATTGCAAATAAGATGCGTGCTGAAGATAATAAGAAAGCAATAGAACAACGCAAGATAGAAGCACAGAAAGAAGCTGAAAAACTTAAAGCTACTATTGAACGTGAAAGAATAGCTTTAGAAAAACGCAAATTAGAAGAAGCTAAGAAGTTGCAGATTCTTAAAGATAAAGCTGCAATGGAACGTGAAAAATTAAAAGCCAAAACAGCCCTTAAAAACAAAGTGGTAGGAGAGGCTAAATCTAAAACTAAAAAATAGGAGGAATTAATTATGGCATGTGGAAGTAAGAAAGGCGGAAGCAAGAAAGGTGGTAAAACTGGTAAAACAGGTAAGTAATATGAAAAAGCTGTTAAATAAAATTAAAAACGCAGCATTGTATACTTGGCAATTACCCCAGAATTTACTGGGGTTAGCCTTGTATCATTGCTATAAAGGTTATGAAGTCTGTACTAAAGAAACTTGTGGCGAATGTATTAAATGTAAGCTATCTAGTAATATGCGGAGTGGCATCACTCTTGGGAATTATATTATTGTTAATAATATTAAGCATTTGCGTCACGAATTGGGCCATACTAGACAATCGAAAATCTTAGGTCCCTTGTATTTATTAGTAATAGGTTTACCTAGTTTAATACATGCAGGATTACATGCTAAAGTGTGTAAGGATAAAAACTATTATCACTTCTATACTGAACATTGGTTGTTTCCTGAAGAAAATAAATAATTATGAAATGGTCAGATCTAACATTAAAAGAGCGTAAACAAATATATGATGCGGTTAGAGCTGAGAATCCTAATGCTAGCTACTTTGATATTAAATCACAATTTGACTTAATTCCTGAATACGAAGATGGTGGTAAGAAGATAATGCCACCAAAAGAGTTGGGTCTTACTCCAGGTACTCCAGAGTATTATAAGAGACAACAGCAAATATCTGGTAAAGCTAATTCTATTCAGCCAGAGGTATATGTAACTTCTGCAGGTTATATCAAAGATGCTATTGATTTTGGAGAAGATGTACATCAAGGCAATTACGGACAAGCAATGATTGATGTGGCATTGAATGCATTGCCGTGGGGAAGTAGTAAAATTGCTAAAAGAGCTAAAAGATATTTAAGTAGAATGGGAAATTCAGAAGTTACTGTTTTGAATAGCAAAAGTAGTAAATCTAAAGTAAAAACTGAGGCTGATTATGATTCTGAATTTTCTGAAGTGATACGTAGAGAACGTAACATCAAGAAGTATAATGATAAAATAAGTAGATCCATTGAAACTGCCGTATATCCTGATGAGGAAACTCTGAAATGGCTACAGTTTACTGATAACATGTATGGTACGAATTATCAAAAAGCATATAAAGAATTAGCTGCAAGAGATATGACTAATAGGAGTAAGTATATTAAATACTCTGAGTTACCAGATGGAATACAAGGCAAGACTATAGGTAAAAATATAGATCCTAATATAGGACCAACAATTGGTAATTATCAGATTCAATTAGATCCTCAACAATACGTTCCTGGTACAGGTAGTCATGAATTAAGTCATGTAGTTGATCAGTTAGCTGGTGATGTTATTAAGAATAGGTACTTAAATTTTCTAGCAGACTCTGATAATATAATGAGTGTGCCAGAATTAGAAAAAAAAGGAATTAGAATTCCACCAAAGATTCAGTTTTATCTAAGTGATCCACAAGAAGCAAAAGCTCATATGATACAATTAAAGCACGCTATGCTTAATAGTGGTAAAATAAATAATTGGTCTCAAAAAG